GATTTCCGCTTTCAATTGTTTGAATAACTTCGCTTTGTGTTTCAAATGTGCTTCAGTGTAGTGTTCCGCTTGGCTGAGGTCAGTACGTTTGAACATCAATGCCAACAAATCACTAATCCAATTGTGCGATTTACGACCAATCAACTTCTCAATCATCTTGGTATCCTTCACCGAGAGCTTCATCTTCGCCTCATAGGTATATCCATCCAATTCAATTGATTCAATCGGCTCTTTTTTCTCATAGTTATTAGAATTGAATTCCTTCACTATCTCAATAAAGTCAGAAAGTTCAACGTCATTGTCATCCCATTCGGATTCCTTAACACCGAAGTATTCAAAAATCTTGATATACCTATCGATGTTATCAAGCTCCTTGTTGTTGGTGATTTCGGTTACTTTTTCGAATTGTTCAATGGTCAATTCATCCATCTTGTTGGGGATTTCCCTCTCAAAAATTTTTATCATAAGTGTGATTTATGAACAAATATACAATTTTCTTAATATATACATGACCAAAGATTTGCCAATTTACAAAATCACTATTGATCCCGAATACTCCGATGGAGAAGATTTGGGTATTGAGCAGATTGCATTCACTTCTCAACCGGCAATCAAGGTGAAAGGAATGGCATTCGAACAAGCACAACGAATGATATTCGCTGATGACTTAAAGTATCGAATCACCGCACCGGCAATGATACCGATGGAGATATATCGCAAGGATGACCAGGAGGGAGAATATTACGTTCAGTTCACTGAGGAAACCATCGCGAAAATTCACGAGAAGTTCATGAGCGACCTTCGAAATCGCGACCTATTCAACCTGGAGCATGATACATCTAAGACAGTTCCTGCATACATCCTTGAAACATGGGTTGTGGACAATCCAAAACAAGATAAGGCATTCAGTACATTCGGCATTGAAGTTCCAAAAGGTACGTTGATGGTGACTGCTCAGATAACTGACAAAGAGTATTATGCTGAATTGGTTGCCAATGACCAGGTGGGATTCTCAATTGAAGGATTCCTTGGTTTAAAATTAAGTAATCAATTAAATAAATATAACATGAACAAATTACCTGATGGGGAGCACTTAATCGATGGCAAAATCTACGTTGTTGTAGATGGAGAAATCATTGAGATTAAGGATGCACCGGTTGCCGAAGAGGCAATGGAAGAAGTTGCAATGGAAGAAGTTGCACTCGAAGAAACAGTTGTTGAGGAGGAAGCTCCGGTTGTTGAAGATGCAGTTGAGGAAGAAATGGCAGTTGATCCCGCATTGGATGCTGAAGCTATCCTTGCAATCGTTACACCATTACTTGAGGAGAGAGAGAAAGCAATCATCGCATTGATCGCTGACCTTCGCAACCAAATGGAAGAAATGATGGTCACTGAAACTGAAGATGAAGTTGAAATGACTGAAACAAAATTATCGGCACATGACAAGTTTAGTGCAGTTAGCAAATTTTTAAATTCTAATAATTAATAAACAAAACAAAAACAAAACAAAATGAGCAGAAAATTAAAATTCGACTTGGACATTGACGCATCGGCGTTATTACAAGCAAACAGCGAGGCATTCTATTCTCGTGCGTATTTGAATGAGGAAGTAGTTGATAACTACCGTACACTTCCAGGAGTAAAGTACAAAACAAAAATTTCAACCGTAACATTCGGTCAAGTTTTACAAGCAGAGAACTGTGCTTGGAATGCTTCCACTGATGACCTTTCATCCGTTGAAATCGACGTATGTGGATTAAGTGCGATGGCAGAAATTTGTCAATTTTCTTTGGAGCAATCATTCGTTTCATTGCAAATGACTAAAGGTTCTAACGGTGATTTCACTGTTGCTTCTTTCATGGATTTCTATTGGGGAGAAATGGCAAAAACAATCGCTGAGAACATCGAGAAATTACGTTGGTTAGGTGACACGGATTCTGAGGTTGATGCACTTGCTTTGTGTGATGGTTATGTGAAGTCATTAGTTGCTGATTCAGCTAACGTGATTGACATCGCTTCACCGGTTGCTATCAACGCATCTAACGTACTTGCTAAATTGGCATTGGTTTACGCTGCTATTCCTGCTGCGGTTATCGCTAACCAAGGAGAATTGAGAATCTATGTATCAACACCGGTAGCTACTGCTTATCGTGCTGCGGTTGCTGCTGCGAATACTCAAGCCAACTTGACTCAAGCATTGGACTTCTCTTATTTGGGAATCAAAATGGTAATGTGTCCAGGAATGGGAACAACATCCAAAATTGTTGCTACGTTACGTGGAAATCTTTTGTATGCATTCGATGCTGAAGGTGATGGTAAAGCATTACGCGCAATCAATCTTGCTGATACAGTTGCTGAGCCGGTTATCCGTACTCGTGCAAACATGAAAGTTGGATTCACTCACGTGAATGGTGCTGAGGTTGTATTCTACAATTCAGTTGCATAACATATTCTTGAGGGGATGAAATACTCCCCTCTATTTTTAAATATTTAAAACAACAAAAAATGGCTTGTGAAAATTTAGAATCCATAGTTAAGTCGTGCGACAATAACAGTGGTGGGATTTTCAAGGTATATATCAACCAACAAGATAACATCGATGGATTCACTTTGGACTCAGCTCCAAATACATGGACCATTGATAGTATCACTTTAGTTGGTGGTGGTGATTTATACACTGAATTCGAAATCCGCAGAAATACCGGAAGTTACACCGAAGATGCAGCAATTGACCTTGTCAATGGTAGCTCATATGTAACTGCAACAATCAGCTTGATGTTCCACCGTCGTGACCAAGCGAAATCTCAAGCAATTAAAGTGCTTGGTGCTGGTCAACAATACCTGAACGCAATCATCCAAGATGCGAATGGTAAATATTGGTACTTCCCATATTTACAATTGAGTGCAGTTGGTGAAGGTTCGGGAACGGCTCGTGCAGATGGTTCGAAATACTCAGTGACATTGATCGCGGAGAATGATTTCCTTGCATACGAGGTTGACTCAACTATTATCGCAGCGTTGATTGCATAATATTCTTAGAAAGAGAGAGAGCTCATCCATTCGGGTGGGCTTTTTTTATAAACATTTTTCCTACTTTTTATAATATAATAGTATGATTTACATTGATAAAGGTGAGGTTAATTCAATTGTGCTGACTTTAACTGAGGTGAGCACTCTCTCGAATCCGTATTATTTGTTCGTTTTTGAGAATGAAATGGATGTCACCGATGCTCCAATCCTATTCACCACCGCTGACATCTCCACTTGGAAGGAAAGATTTAATATGTTCCTATTGGATGAGCCGGTTGACGTGACATTGGTCAAAGGACAATACACATATTCAGTGTATGAATCAACAATTCCACCAACATCTATCCAGGACACGACGGGAATCGTCATTGAAGAGGGCAGAATGGTTGTAAGTGGTGCAATACAAAACTCAATCTACGATTAAACATGGCTTGGTACGACCGATTTATTGGAACAAAACAACAATCACCTGAAGTGGTGGAAGGATATCAGTCCTTCAGTACACCATTCGGCAGAATTGGCTCAGGAAATTTATCTCTTCCATATGTGAATGGGAGGCATCAAACAAGTGGATGGATTCCATTTGGCGAGGGGAATTTATTTCCAAGCGTCCTCAACCAATTGGTATACTCATCACCTCTCCATGGTTCAATTGTGGATTATAAGACCAATGCAGTAATTGGTGGAGGGATTGAATTGAGAGCAACGACCTCAACACCTCAAGAGCTTCTTGACTTATATACATTTGAAAAGAAATCTCACCTAAAAAAAACAGTTCGGATAACAACCGAACAATTGATTGTACATAATCGTGTATATTTTAAATTGTACTTTGATGATAAGATGAAGCTCACTCGCATCGAGAATGTTTCACCGGACAAAGTGAGAAGAGGACAAAATCCAAACAACTACTTTATTTGTGATGATTGGGCGAGTAGAATCGATGTGCGTGACATTCCAAGATATCATCCAACTTGCTCAGACCGATGCCAATTATTTGTATATGAGGTTGAGTGTTTGGGCCAAGATTGGTATCCGCTTCCAAAATATACATCAGCTTTGAACTTTGCCTACCTTTCAGGTGAGTTAAGTTACTTCGCTAAATCCAACATTCAGAACAGTGTGTTCCCATCATTCGCGATGATGTTCCCTAAGCGACCACAATCGGAAGAGGAGAAAAATGTTCTTCGTTCCACAATGGACAAGATGAAAGGAGCAGCGAATGCAGGAAAGGCAGTCGCATTCTTTGCCAATTCTCAAGACCAATTGCCGAAGATTGAAAGCATTCCAACCAATCAAAACGATAAACTATTCCAGGAAGCATCGGGATTGAATACCGAGCAGATTTGTTTTGCTCACACAATAGATCCAATACTGATGGGAGTACGCACAACGGGCTCACTTGGCTCAGGTAGTGACATCAAACAAGCATATGTGATATTCGAGAAGAACGTGGTCATGCCATTGAGAGAGCAGGTATCCGACATCTTCAATGAGATACTTCGAATCGCAAAAGTCAACGCAGATTTCATGGTTAACAACTTCCAAATCATCAATGAAACAATCGTTGAGGTGGAAGGTGATGCATCCAAAACTCAAGATGCATTGAATGCTATGAGTCCATTGGTGGCAACAAAGGTTCTTGATACCATGACGCCAAATGAAGTGAGAGCTCTCGCATCGTTACCTCCATTGGATGGAGGAGATGTGATTGCAAGTAATCAACCTCAAACACCTCAAGCATAATGTTATACTTCATCACCGAAACATACCTAAAAACAAACACACCAATCACTGCCAATGTGGATGTGACTGATGTGACTCCATACATTGCTACTCAGGCACAATTGAGAGTGATGCCAATCCTTGGAACAGTATTCTATGATGACTTATTGACCAAGTACAATGCTCAGACATTAGATCCCGATGAGGAAATATTGGTGGCATTCATTCAACCGGTGATTGCTTGGCGTTCAGCTGAGGATGCAGTATTTGGATTGACTTACCAACTCAAGAACAAAGGACTTCAAACTCAATTCGGTGACAACTCATCAAGTGTATCACGTTCAGAGGTTGCGTTTGGCATGGAGCACTATGCTCAGAAGGCATCATTCTTTGAAATGAGATTGATTAAGTACCTGGTGAAGAACAAAGCATTGTATCCAATCTTCACAAGCACTGAGAATCGTGATACTGATTTAAGACCTCAGATTGATTGTCATATGTGTGTGGGGAATTGTTACATGAACGGTACATGGACTTGCGGATATCCAACCGATAACGGATATAACAATTCAATCCTGGTATTATGAGGCAGAATGCGTTGATATTATTTGCTTCGTTTTGGGCGGTACTTTCTCCGGTTATGCCGATGATATACTTGGCAATGTTAGCTATCTTCATTGATACTTGTTTCGGCATTTGGCGATCAGTAAAAAAGGGAGGATGGAAAGCCTTCCAATCTCGCAGATTATCAGACACAATCTCCAAGTCATTACTTTACGGTGGAGCGATTATGTTCACCTTCTTGATTGAGAAGTACATCGCAGGGGATATCATCGCTCAGTTCATCTCAATTGAGCTTATAATGACCAAAGTATTTGCATTCTTTTGTGTGATGGTTGAGATAAAGTCAATCAACGAATCATATGAGAGCGTGACAGGCAAGAATGTCCTTGCAGCTCTTCGCAAATTTATCACCAGGACAAAAACGAACTTAGATGAATTTAAGTAAACACGTTACACTCGCAGAATTCGAGGCATCCGGTACCGCAACCAACCATTCAATCCTTAACAAGATGAATGAGTTTGAAATTGAGAGAGCCAAGCTATTATGTGAGAAGGTATTCGAGCCACTGAGAGCTCATTTGGGAGAGCCAATCAGAATCAATAGCGGATATAGAAGCATCGCAGTTAATAAAGCGTGTGGTGGCTCTAAAACGTCACAACACTGTTTAGGTGAGGCAATGGACATCAACATCGGTAGCAAAGGATTCCACTTCATCAAGGACAATCTTATCTTTGACCAATTGATTTGGGAATTTGGAACGGATAAAGAGCCATCGTGGGTACACGTTTCATACAGCAAAGCAAGAAATCGCAAACAAGTCCTTAAAGCAATCAAGCAAAATGGGAAAACTAAGTACGTTAATTTTTAGCATCCTCCTGGTATCGTGTTCAGCAGAGCACCATCTAAACAAGGCAATCAAAAAAGGATACAAATGTGAGGAGGTATCCGATACACTTCGCATCACATCGGTTGATTCCTTTCCGGTGATCGTGAACAACGAAATTGTGTGGGAGAAATTCATCACTCAAAAGGATACGGTTGTAATGTGGAAGACGCAGTACATTCCCATGACGAAATGGGAGAAAAAAATCCAATATAAATTGAAAAGAGATACTATCCGCCAAATTCAAAAGGTGGAAGTTGCCAAATATAAGAGCGAGAAAAAGGGGAAGGCGAATATTTGGTTGTTTGTCATAGGATTTGGACTCGGATTATTCACCAAATACCTTTTCCAATATGCTAAAAAAGCACTCTAAAAACATTCACGAGCTTCATCTTGATGGTGCGACCGCACAACTTGCAATGATGTCCGACCTTCACTGGGATAATCCAAAATGTGATTGGGATTTATTGAAACGTGATTTTGATTACTGCCTTGAGAACGATATCAAGGTCATGGTGAATGGTGATTTCTTTTGTTTGATGCAAGGCAAAGGTGATAAACGAGGAAACAAGTCCGACATTCGACCTGAACACAACAACGCAAAGTATTTGGATTCAATCGTTGAAACTGCGGTTGAATGGTTCTCACCGTACGCTCACATCCTTACTGTCATCGGATACGGAAATCATGAAACCGCGATCATAAAGTATCAAGAAACGGATATCCTTCAACGATTCGTTGACCTGCTTAATTACAAAAATGGAAGCAACGTAATGACCGGAGGATATGGTGGATGGTTGATACTTCGCCAGGCATATGATACCAACTCAATCACTACAACCAAATTGAAATACTTCCATGGTTCAGGCGGTGGAGGAATCGTGACCAAGGGAGCAATCAACTTGACCAGGGCATTGGAAACATACGAGGACTTCGATATCTTCTCAATGGGCCACATCCATGAGAATGCTTGTCGTAACGATGTGAGAGATACAGTGATTCATTCACCCAGGCATGGATATGTCAACCATCACAAAAACATTCACCTCATGCTCACCGGAACTTATAAAGAGGAATACGGTGATGGCTCCAAAGGATGGCACGTTGAACGTGGAGCTCCCATCAAACCAACAGGTGGAAGAATACTCAAGATAAACGCTAAAGAAATAAAGAAAGAAGGCATAAAAAAAATGTACAAAAGTATCGATTCAATCAAATTTCCTTTGTAAATTAGCAACTCATTAGCGTGTGTAATTGGGGGTATCGGAAACGGTACCTCTTTTTTTTTGTCACATATTTAGCAAGTATTTGTGACAAGCAAATTGACATTCTAGCGGACATTTACCCTTGTTCTGTTTATTTTATCGGACATTTACCCTTGTTCTATTACAAGAATGTCCCATATTTACCATTGTTTTGGGACAAACATTTGCCACTATTTTGATTTATTTTCAATTGTATACTTGTCTAAATCATAGTTTAATGTGATTCTACATATTATAGTATGCATTTTGTGGAAAAATTCATGCAATAACATATTATAATGTGTCTTATGATGGAAAAAAATTACGCGTTTTGTATCTTATAACGTATAATTACGTGAATTTCACCTCCATTATATGTTTTTGCACCCCATCGGGTATAGCATTCACAATTAATTTTGTTCAAAAGTGAAAAAAAAGTTGAAAAAGTTTTGCAGAAATGAAACTTATTACGATATTCGCAGTATAAATTTAAAAAACACGCAATGAAAAAACAAGAAATGATTGAAATTATGATTGCAGAGGAAAAGCAATTATGGAAAGAAATGATGGAATGTATTGACAAACTAGGTATGCATGATCCAATTACGGATATGCAAATTGCAAGATGGTCAGCTGTTCATAAATTAGTATGTAAATTAAGAGGAATATGAAAACACTAAACGAAAATCAAAAGGACATCCTTGGGGGTGTAATTGCATTCACATTATTTTGGACTGTAATGCTTTACTTTACCGCAACGCAACCAAACTATGCGAGTTCACCGAAAGCCCCGCAAATCAAAGCTAAACACGTTCAATCACCTGTATTAGAGAAGTATGGGGAATTAATTACTAAACACACGCAAAAATGAATTGGAAAAAAGAAGTAGAGAGAATTGATTTGGACTTCATGGATGTGGACAACTGCTCAATGGAAGCTCATTATAAGATTGGAACAATATACTTCCGCATTAAAATTGATTGGTGGAAAAACAACTACGATTTTGAAACCGCTCGATATGACATTGACATCAAGATGGTGGATGGAGTATGGTGGACTGATGAGGAGCCAACCGATAAGGTCATGGAGTTTGGTCCAGGATACAAGGAATGGATGTTATCCATGATTGAATGCCTAATGGATGAGAGAGATTTCCTTGATGAATATACTTGGGGTAATGATAACGATGATATTGATTGGGAAGAGTATGGTATTTAAACTGCAAAGGATGAAAAGGTTTTGGACAACCAAGTCATCCGCAGAAACAATCAGAGGTACATTCAATGAGGAATTGTACAAAAGAATATGTGAAATTAAATTTAATCAGAAGTTATGAGCTACAAAAGAAAAGAAAACTATGAAGCATCAATGCTTGGAATTGCCATAAGTTTGGCAATGGTCGCAGTTTTAGGAATCATTAAAATTATCACGCTATGTATAAATTAAGTTATTGCTCAGGGAAAACAGTCATCCAATCCTGGACATTCCCATCCAAGGCATTGTGCTATTGGAAAAAATCGGAACTATTGAATAAGGGATTGTGTACAGTTGGAAAATTTAAAGTTGAGCCGGTATGAAACTATCAACCAAAATACTTGCAATCGTTGGAATCCTTCCGGTGCTTGGTGATTTCATCGAGGACATGAATGATGAGAAAATCTTCACCAAGGCAATCAAGATGAGAGCCAATATGCTACTCGATGAGATTCGGAGAAGCGATAAGAGATTGCTCGATGATGCCGGAGCAGAGATATGGAATCAGCAAATGGATATACAAATGGCCTTTAGACAATGGTTAAAACAAGCAGAAGATGAAAGTAACGGATAAAATAACAATAACAAATGAGGATAACATGGAGCTAATGGCTCGTTATCCTGATGACTATTTTGATTTGGCTATTGTAGACCCTCCTTATGGGATTGACTATGCAAAACGTAAGCAAAAAAATAAAAATTCAAAAATAAAATATACGCCTAAAAATTGGGATATAAATAGACCAACACTAGAATATTTTACCGAATTAAAAAGGGTTTCAAAACAACAAATCATTTGGGGGGGGAACTATTTTTTAGATATTTTAGGAAATTGTAAAGGTATGATTTGCTGGGATAAATGCCAACCCGAAGGATTAGACCAAGCAATGTGTGAATTTGCTTGGACAAGTATTGACAAAACAGCAAAAATTGTAAAAACATCAATACAACAAATTCAATTTACAAGAACACATCCAACTGAAAAACCAATTAAATTATATAATTGGCTTTTAAAAATGTATGCTATTGATGGAATGAAAATACTTGACACACATTTAGGAAGTGGAAGCATTGCAATAGCTTGTCACGATTACGGATTTGAGTTGACTGCTTGTGAGCTTGACGCTGAGTATTATGAAAAGGCAATTCAAAGAATAAAGAATCACACATCACAACAAACACTATTCTAATGAACAAAAACGATAAAATAAAAGCAATCAAACACATCATTCAACGAGATAAATTGGATGTAACGAGTCGACACCAGGTATTAACAATGAGGAGGAGATATCTCATGGCAGAGCTGAGAGGATTGAATCTTCCATTTCATGCGATTGGTGAGTATTTCAATCGAGGTCATGCAACAGTAATGCACAATATCAATCAACACAATTGGGCAATTGAGAGTGGTGATTTATATTACATCACCGTTATCCAGGATGATATCGATGAGCTTCGTGGGAATGCCCATGTGAAAAAAATGCGATTCCTTCGTGATGAGATTCTCAAATGTAAGTCATACAATCAGCTCAAATCAATAAAGAGAAGAGTGTTGAGGAATGAATATGAGGAATTGTTATCAGTTGAGTAATAAAATAGGTACTTAAGTACACATTTTCGGTCATATACTTATACTTATTTAATTATTTTGAGAATTGGAAAAAATAATATTTTCAAAAAATACCAAAAAAACGTGAAAATGTGTACCAAAATCGCTGAAACACTAGTAAATACTACATTTTTATAGGTACGAATGTAGGTACACGTTTAGGTACTAATTGAAAATAAAGTGTATTTTGTATCAGATTAAAGATTAATTATTATATTTGTATGTCAAATGCAGAGACACTAAAAAAATTATTAGAATCCTCTTG